TACGGCGTCTTTATGATCTACCTGTTTTCACCGCTGCGGGCACTTTGTCATTAACCTCACTCACTGAGTGAGTAACAGTGACTAGCGTCCAGTCGGCCTCGTCAATCTGCTTTTTGAATCCGGTCACTTTAACCGGCACCTCTGGATAAAGATCGGCGCGACCTTTGGCAAGTTGGATAGAAAACTTCGCCGCGCCACGTTGCAGCCGTTCCCAATTGGATTTCGCCGCCCGTTGTGCATTGTTTTTACTGGCGTAAGTGGTGCGCAAGGTCAACACATTTTCATCCGTACCTATCAGATATTCACCCTGTTTCTCTTCTGGCTCTTTTGGCTTGGCAGTGCTTTTCGTCTTGCGTTTACGCTTTACCTTTATTGCTGGCTTTTCGGTGGTGCGGGTATTCAACCAGTTCGCCACGACGCCGGTATATGCGCCCCGGTCAGCCATACTAAATTGATGGCCGTCACCCAAACTGCGGATAATGGTCATCACTGGTATCGGTTTACCGCTGGCGGTTTTCGATTGGCCTTGTTTAATAAATAACAGATTGCCATTTTTAACTGCGGCAATAGCGCCATATTGTTTCGCTAAGCGGGTAATTAAATTACCGTCTGATTCGTTGGTTTGGTCTATATGGTCAACCGCTAAATCAGACATGGCTTTATTTAAATTTCATCAGTAATACCGGTCTCCAGCACGCCCACATCCAGGCGAAAAGTGCCGGGTGCCTCGTTGGTTTTCCACCACTCAATCACTTGGATTAGATAGCCGAGTGGCTCAACTACGCGCCGCAATGCACCTATAGTGCCTTTGCGTTTATGCACAGTGTAAGAGGCTTTAACGACTGCCCGTTTTGTATTCTCCGGCCAGTTCTCATCCCATCTATCAACCGACCACGCCCACGCCAGATAAGGCAATAATTCCAGCGGGCAGGTATCAGCATTCCATAGCTGGCGCAATGGCACATCAATGTCAGCCATACGCGCGCAGGCTTGTGCGGCGGCAATTTCCAGCGGTGTGGAGCCAACGGGTAATAGGCGTTTATTCATCTGAGCCACCCGCCGTTAATGTATAGCCGGTGCAATAAGCCGCTTGTGTTTTATCCAGCACCACATCAACTACCGGCGCGGCCAACTCAACTCGCTGCACCCCCTCAACATGCAGCGCGGCATAAATCGCTGACTTACGAATATCGCGCCCTAATCGGCGCTGAGTGCTGATATAGGTTTGCAATTGGGCCTCTGATGCCGCACGGATAGGCTCGGCTTCCGGCCCCGGGTAAAAATAGAGCGTGGCGTCAATCTGGTATTCCACGATATTAGCGGCATTAACCGTTAATCGGTCGGCTACCGGCCGCACATTTTCGTCATTCAGGGCAGTAAATACTTTATCCAGTAGATCCTGCGGTGCCGTACCGTTGCCCTCGCGGGATAGCACAGTGACGGTAACGCAAGCGGGGGACGGGCTGATTGCGGAGGCGTCAGCAATGCGGCCATCAGCACTACGGGCATGGTATTCATATGCGCCGGTTGGCCCCGCTACGCTCAACCCCTCAAAGGCTTGCGGGATACGCACCCGAAAATCGTCGTCAGACTCCATCACTGCGGTAATGGGTGGGATGGCGTCTGGATTGGCTGGCGTGATGGTAAATCGCTCAATACCATTATTCGCGCCGAGATGATCTAAATCGCTACCAATGGCATGGGCCACCATTACCGCCTGCGCACCCTCATTGACGTGCTGACGCAACAGCAATTCACGGTAGGCATTTTCCTGTAAGAGCTTAACAATAGGCTCTGATTCATATGAGAGTGTTAAGCGCACTGCGGCTTGTTGGTCAGCCGGATATAAGGCGATAAATTCCTCTTTGCGCAAGGCAAACAGGCTTTCAAAATCCAGTGATTCCACCACTAAAGGGGCCGGTAACTGGCTTAAGTCGATAGTCGGCATTATTGGCCCCCTAGCGGTACGGTCAGACTTAACCGGTTATCACTGTCTGTGCGGCTACCGGTTAAATCCACTATCATCTTGCCGTCAATCTGAGTCGTGATATTGATGGCATTCAGTGTCACGCGCGGTTCCCAGCGCATGACTGCGCCATACACAGCGGCCATCATTTTTAGCCGTAAAGCGGGATTTTGTGGCTGGTCGAGCAGAGTTGATAGCAGCGAACCATATTCACGGCGCATCACCCGCGTGCCTTGCGGCGTAGTTAGAATGTCGCTAATGGATTGGCGAATATGGTCAATATCGTTGATGTGTAAGCCGGTGTTGCAGTTCATGCCGATATATTTGTAAGTGGTCATTTAACCCCCTCTGTCCAGCTTCCGCCGCGCTGTACGCCGCCGTGGTCATGCTCATCCACTACCACGCCATTGGATGAGAACTTACCGCCGGAATGTTCAATATTTCCGGTCATTTTTCCGCCTTGCTTCACTTCTAAGGTGGCGGTGGTCAGATGTTGAGTGCATTCCACTTCGGGTGTATCCAGTGTGATTTTGACTGATGCGGTACAGGTGATATTGGGGGCGGCAACATCCACCGATTTACTGGCCTCAATCACTGCGGTGGCTATTCCGGTGACAGCCAGGTGACTGGTTTCCGGCTCATACTCAAAACGGGCACCATCAGGGAAAGTGATCACCATGGCGTCAGGCGATTGTGATGGGGCGGGATTGGCATCTGAGAAAATGGCGGGCAGTACAAAACCGGTGGTGAGTTCACCGCCGATACTGAGCACCATGACTTGCTCACCTATGGAGGGCGCAGACCAAAAACGCACCCGACCGGCACGCAGGGTTAACCAATTGAGCCAGTCGGTTTCGAGGTTGCCGATTTTGACCCGGCACAATCCGTTAGCAAGATCGACCTCTGAGACGATGCCAATGCGGATAATGTTAGCCAACAGGCGTTTGAGGCCAGCAATAAGGATATTCATGCGGCCAGTCTGCCGCCTACGGGCGCGCGGGGCATGTGATGGGTTTTGTGTGAGGGATGGCACAAGAGAAATGAGACTAAAGTACGAATGCTAATATCACTTGCATTGTTCCATTTATTGGGGGTACATTAAATGTATGGACATATCTTACGACCCAACCAAAAACGAAAAAAATATTGCTGAACGTAAATTGTCCTTTGAGATGGCGCGTGAGTTCGAAGTTGCCACCGCGCTAATTGTTGAGGATCTACGTAAGGAATATCCAGAGCGGCGCTTTCAAGCACTGGGCTACATTGAAGAGCGGTTACACATGTTGGTGTTCACACCGCGTAACGGCAAGGTGCATGTTATCAGCCTGCGTAAGGCCAATTCTCGTGAGGTAAAGCGATATGAACAAAAAAATCAGTAAAGTGAACATGGCAGATAACCCCGAGTGGGGCGAGGCAGAGTTTGCCCGTGCACGCCCTGCCACCGATGTATTTACCGAGTTGTTTGGTAAAGAGGGTGCAGAAAAGGTGATAAAAACGCGTGGTCGGCCAAAACTGGCTAATCCGAAAGAGCCGGTTAAGCTACGGATTGATCACGATGTGGTGGACGCCTATCGGGCGCAGGGCGATGGATGGCAAACTAAAATGAACGAAGCGTTGCGCGATTACGCTAAAACTCATGGGATGCTGTGATTTATTAGGCGTTATTTTCAATAGCCAATCAAAGCTTACTCAAAGAAGCCACTAAGAGGGACATCATGGCAAGCTGCATTCCCCCAAAAGTTCCCGGATACTTACAAAGAATCCGGGAACAATACAAGGTAAATGAACCTGTTATCTATAAAGTTCTTAGTTCTGCAAAAGTATTTGTTCGTCAAGATTCCCATTTTGATCCTGGTTATAATGCAGTTGGTCATGATATTTCTCTTTTTTTGCCGATGGAAATATTGAGAGATATCAATATTTCTCAACAGGAGGAATATACAAATTTAATTAAAGATGACCTCAGTATTTTGACAAAATCAATACATGATGAATGGATCGATTCTATAACTTTAGAGTTGAATTCTGAGATAGATCCTGAGTATCAGCAAGCTATCAGTATCAATGAAATAGTCAACGAGGCGCTGAATCCTGATGAGTTATCTATCTGGAAGCCAAACTTAATTCGAGTTTTTATTAGTCACAGAGACAAATATAAGCGCAAGAGCTGGCTAATTCTTTAGAGGAATATGGTTTCAGTTGTTTTGTAGCACATGAAACTATCGAACCACTTAAGGAGTGGAGAAATGAGATTGTTAATGGATTGAAGACAATGGAAGTGATGTTGGTTTTGCTAACCGATGATTTCAATGACAGTATCTGGACGTGCCAAGAGGTTGGCTACGCTCTCGGTGCAAATAAACCAGTTGTAAGCCTAAAAGTTGGTAAGATGGATCCCGCTGGATTTATTAGTCATTTACAAGCGGTTAAAGGAAGTCTCAACAATCCCACGCATAACGCCGAATTGTTGAATATGCTTTTGGCTGAAAGTATCGGTAAATCAGAAAGAGTACAACAGGCACTAATTTCTACATTTATAGCATCTCAGAGTTTTGATGAAGCCAAACATCGATTCGATCGTATGAATAAGAGTATCAAAAAACTTACGGAGGAAAATTTAAGCACCCTAGTGGATGGCTTCCGAAGAAATAGACAGTTGAACCAGTGTATCTATCTAAATAACAACTACAACAGACTTAAATTTTTTATTGAGCGGACAACAGGCAAGACCGCAATAACAAATGGGAACGAAATAGTTTTATCTGATTGATTAGCTCTAAATGCTGAAACTAGCTCCAGCATTTAAAATTACTTCCCTATCCACTCCAACGCCAGATCCCCAATCCATTCACTATCGCCGTCAGTAAAGCCCAATAACTGGCGGCGCTCGTATTTAATCGTTGGCCCGTTTTTTGTGACTTTATCCCGCAAGCCGTAGTGATGCACCCTAGCCAAATTATTGACCGTACCGCTAAAGGTCACTGCGGCCTCATCGGCGTTAGATTCGCTTTTGATAAAACGGGCGGTGCGCAGTTTGGTAAACATCTTGCGCTTGATGCGGCCTTGTTTATCGCGGCGTTTTTTCTTGCGGGCAACAAAGGGAGAACCGTCGGGATTCTGCTGTGCCTGAATGTGCTTTTGTTGGCGCTGGCGAAGTTCTTTAGAGACCTGACGCATAAATGCGCCGCGCGCCTGTGGGGATAATTGCGCCAGCAAGATTGATAATGTTTGGTCTAATTCGTGCAAGTCATTCACTCGGCCCACTCCGCGACAGTTTCACCGTCAACATTCACTTTGTAACTTTTGACAAAGTATTCCGGTGGCACCGGCTCGTCTAGGTGAGTCACGGTGAATACACCCTCTTGCTCTTTCACGATGGTTCGCTCGGTCAGCTTGAGATCAATACTGATATCTCGCAGCTTGTTATCCAGATAATCCACCTCAAAAGTGAAACCATCTGGCCGTTTATCGGGGTTTGCCATGATATCCGGCTGGTTTGTGCGTAACCAATGCAGGATAGGGACGATGATCAAATCCAAGTTATCGGCATAATCCGTAATCACCAGATTTAAGGTGTACTGGTACTCAAAAGATAATGACGGGGCGAGCGTGGCAATAATGACCCCGTTGTCGATAAACACATGCAAGCAATCGGGGCTTTTCCTGATGTACGGCACGGCTTTCATGATATTGGCGCGCAAGGAATCAGGCTTTAGCATCGAAAGCGGCCTCTTGCTGGCAAATAAGTACAGTATCAATCTGCGCGGCACAAGCGTGTAAAGCCGCCTCTAATTGGTCGATATCGTCGTTTAAATCGCCGTTAGTTTGTGGATTGGCCGCCGGAAACAGGCATGCTGTGACCTTCGGGCAGCCATTGACGGTAATCTGTGGCCCCATTGAGGGCGGGGCGCTGACGCAGCCGGATAATATCATCAGGGAGGGGAGCATCAGCCCAACGGCGTAAGGTTTCATTTTCACGGTATAACCTCTTGATTTGGCTATTGCGCTGTGCCAACAACTGATCGGCACTGGCGACCTGTTGCCGTAATTGTGCCTGCGCCTGATTATTGGCATTGGCGGTCAGTGCCAGGGCGATAAGTTGGCTGTTTTTATTGGCTGTCTCGACCGTTTGCTGGTCAATCACTACTTGGCGAGCCTCAGACAAACGGTAAGTTTGCACGCCACCGGCAAGCAGCAAGACGGCGGCAACTGTCCAGGCGAGTGGGGCTGTATTGATAATTGACATGGATTAGCCCGGATATTGACGGGCGGGCAATTGAAAATGCGGGCCGTCTTTAAATGTTGTCCAGTTGCCGCCCCATTCCACGGCGATCCCCAACTCAGCGGCGGCTTGTTTCATGGCGTCAGCCATGGGGTAAAAATACTTCCATTCCCAACTCACCTTACCGTTTGGTAACGGCACGATATCGACTGCATGGCCGGTTAAATGGCGGCTGTTCATGGTCTGGCTGGCACTGTCTTTGACCAGTTCACGCTGGCGCTCCACTGTACGGCAACCCTCAATCACTTTAAAATCAATGGGGGTGATTTCCAGCGCGCGGCGCACGACTTTGACCAAATCAGGATGCACGCCGATCAGATTGCTCTCACTGGCCTTACCGAAAATAAATTTATTGTTTGGCATCAGTGGTTCCCGCCTTTTTGTTGATGACTTTGAATACCAGTTCACGAATTGCCTGTAAGCCAATCAGCCCGATTAGGCAGCTAATAAAGATTTCTACTTTCCCAGCGGCAACTTCGGTTAATGCACCATTCAGCCAAGGAATGGCATCAATCAGATGGATCAGCATCGGGGAGATAACCGTGCGGTAACACTGGCCCGATAACTAATGTTGATGTCTTGCAAGAGCATATTGACAGTGTGATCAGAGGTTTTCGCACGATGCGTGCCGTTAAAGCCGATCATGATGCGATCGAGTGCCTGACGCTTCACAATGGCATCACGGATGCGCGTTTGAAAATCAGGGAATTTAGACCACATGTCCAACTTAGGATAAGGCAATGCGGTGTCAAAGTTGGTTTGGGTGCAATTGTAGCGAGTGCCATCTAAGCCGCTCGGATCAGAGGCTTGCCGGGCTTGATAAATTCCAGCATCACACCTTGGTCTTCAACCCATTGTGCCAGCGCCAGTGATATCAATTTAGGTCAATTTCGATAACCTGAGCTTCACGGTTAAAATCATCCACGACGTTGAAAGTCCGAAAACGTTGGCCACATGTCAGCGCGTCGTGCATAAAATCAATCGACCAGCTTTGGTTGAGTGCTTCCGGCGTGGCCAGCGGCGCCGGATTACGCACCGGCAGGTGTTGCTTACCTTTACGACGAAAATTGAGTTTTAGCAGACAGTAAATACGATGCACGCGTTTGTGGTTCCAGACGTGTCCCTGCCTGCGCAGCACCTGAAAAAGCTTCTTAAATCCATAGCGTTGATAGCGTTCAGCTGCCTCAGTCAGCCTCTGGGTCACCGGTTCATCACGTCGTGTATTCAGTTGATAACGAAACACCGTCCTGCTCAGCGATAACGTCCTGCATGCCTGACGTATGCTCATCGTAACCTGCGTGGTCAGATAGTTGACGAGCTCACACTTTATCGCTGGTTTTAAAGCTTTTTTTCGATGATGTCTTTCAGCGCACGGTATTCCAGACTCAGATCAGCAAAAATCTGCTTCAGCCGGCGATTCTTGTCTTCAAGATCTTTGATCTTTTTGATATCAGCGGGTTCAAGTCCCGTCCCGAGCACCATAGAAAATATTCTAAGTAAAACAAAGTAGTATGAGTATGTCGTTAACCGCCGTGAGGCGGTTTCAGACTGCTGACGAACCCCACTATTTC